TGTTGGTTCCCATTGTTTCAATGTCGATCATCAGGTGGTACCACACTCTGCTGGTGGATGTGATAACGTGATGACCGTTCACCGCAATTAAGGGATCTGCCGTCTCGCCAGTTTCATTATCGCTGGCGTGGTCCTGAGCGCTGCCAGCATTCTCCTTGTGTGGATGTTCAGCGCCTTCCATTTCCTTCGGATCATTTTCCTGAACTTCAACCTGATTCTCTTCATCGAATGTTTCCTGGTATGTTGCGTCGCCCATCACCGCGCCACAATCAGGGCAGTTGCCGCCACCGCTCTGACCGCAGGCGGTGCAGACTTTTTCCGGTTCCTGTTGCGCTACTGGCTCAGGTTGTTTCGTTTCTGGCTCGTTTTGTAACGCATTTTGGCTGTTTTGTTCCGCTTTCTGGTCGTTCTGTTCCGTTTCTTGCTGGTTCTGGTACACAGAATCGCGGGTTTCAATCCCCTTCACCCATTTCGGATCATTCGGGTCGCTAATCCCTGCAACAAATTCTCCGCGAGAGGCAGCAAGCAACTTATCGGCGTCAGGCTGGCTGATATTGGCTGCCTGCATAATTTTGTTTACTTCGTCAGCGGTAACTTTTACCGGCTCTGGTTGTGCGGTCGTGTCAGAGGCACCAGTATTTTGTTGTGAACCTGAGTACGTGCCGTTTTTACGGGCAAAATATTCTTCTTTCGTGATTTCAGTAGCCCCTGCAGCCAGCGCCTTATTCAGACCAGAAAGTTTGTTTGCACGACCATATTTTTCGCCATCCTTATCGGTGAAGAGGAAGTAGAACGGCCCCTCACGCTCTACAGATGGTTCAGTTTCCAGCGCGCTTTCATTTTTTTTGGTATCAGATACTTCAGTTTCCACTGCATCAGTTTGTGCTGCTGACGGCTGGAGAATATCAGCAGTGTTCTGGTCTGTTTCTTCATCCTCAAACACGCCCTTTGTCGCCAGGTATTCAGTGATGTATTTGTTCAGCGCCACGGGATCTTTGTGAATGTCGATCGGACGCTCACGGACAAGGCCAAAAATAGTCTGACGGTCGTAGCGAACGGCATCAGGTTGTTTGCGCATTGATGCGGAAATACGCTTCCAGTCTTCGCGATCTTTGTCGATAACTTCATTTTTTGCCCAGCGATGGATGCTGCCGTCAATGTTTCCGGCATCAATATCACCAGGCCAGAAAGCGTAGGCCAGTTCTTCATCCAGTGTTTTCCATGTCTGCTTGTATTCGCGACGAATGGCGGCAGTGACAGGGGGGATTTTTCCTGTTGAGTTTTCAGTGTGCTGCCGGTTGACTCTGGCGCGGGCAAGATCAACAACAGACGTGTATTTCCCGGTTTCTTTGCGTTCGGCTTCGCGACGTTTTTTCCAGGTGCGTAATTCTGTCTGGATCTCAGGCCATTTTGCACCCGGCTTACATTTATGTTTAACCCACCCGATGGCGAGCAGCTTTAGTTCTGAATACATGACGTTAACTTCAGGCATTTTCATCAATGCCTCAACGATATGCCCGTCGAATGTTGCCATGTCCTCCTGCAACAATTCCTGTGCACTAATCACCATATCAACGGTGATGTTTTCACATGTACCGAACTTAACCAGGACCGCGTTCTGTACTTCAAGGGACAGCTTGTCAAAATTGACGTTCATCGGATCGGATTCTGGTTCGACCGGAACAAAGGAAGCGCCTTCCTCATCCCAGCGGTTTTCCAGCATATATTCGGTATCCCAGGAGTCGATGGCAGGGCGGGGCATGCCGGGTTTATCCTCGCAGACAAGAAATTTATAAGCGCAGTCCTGAGCAGCCGGATATTGCTCCAGGAATTGCCAGGTAAATTTGGCACGGGCGCGGCGTTCGTCGCCGGCTTCAATGGCAGTGGCTACAGCGACTGCACCTTCTTCCTTTATTGCCTGTTCGTCCGGAATGGCGGCGCAAATAAAGACTTTACTCATTTTGTTTTAACCTCATTACAGATTTAAGGGTGAACAAATCCCTGCCATTGCTGGCATATAAAAATGAAACCGGATATTAATTACGGTGCTGTTTTAAGTCCTGCCGGGATTTCGTTATTGTCCATGTGAATAACTTTATCGACCGGATAGCAGTTACCGGGAATTTTTTGTTCTGCTGCGGCAGCCATGCATTCTTTCATTGAACCGTAAATGTCAATAACCATGTCAACAGGCTCGCCAGTATTAAGAAAAACAGTCAGAGTGAGGGCAATAGCAGTATTCATTGCCAGTATCCTTTTTGCATCAGACGTAAACGGGCCAGCATTGAAACAATGCATATTTTATTTAATAACTCCCGTTCGTGTTTTCTCTTATTAATGGCATCTTCAGTAAATGCAGGGTTACTGATTTTGACACCAATTTCAAAACAACCTTCAGACGTATTAACGTTTGGTAATAACGTTTCCATTATCGCGTCCTCAACAATGAATTTTGTGATACGGTGCCTGGTGCCTCCAGGTGACGTTAACCAGTTAACAATTAACGCCGGATACAGAGAACCCACCCATAAGAACCAATACGGAAGTCAACTGGCCTTTTTAACTGTTCCGCGTGCGCTGAGCCGCATTCACCGCATCACAAAATTCACTTTAAAAAGGGCGGGTATCACAAGGGAAAACAAAAAAAACGGATACCCGCCAAAAGGTAACCACCATGGGTTGTTGTAGCGGGGTTGTCACTCAGGCGTATGGTCAACCTGACAACCCGGTGCCACTAATGGGGTAAGGATAACCCCGCCATACTTACCGCCGCGCCATTTCGCGGAGTGCCACAACCGGAAGCGCACAGACGAAGATGTCAGTGGTACACAACAAAGGGAGGAATGACTTCGCTGTGCGCTTCCGTGTTATGCCCTGACTTTTCAGGGATATATCCTTTCAGTAAACTGCCAGTGCCGGATGCTCACCCGTGTCCGGCGCACGCACTCCGCCTCACCCGTGGAGAACTCCTTAATTAACAACCCTCAGGAGGGTGATTTTGAACACAATAAAAACCACTATTAATAATGATTTATCCCATGATGGAATAAATGCCGAATTAAGAGCCATTAAGCTCGCGATAGCTTTGATGGCAACAAGACTTCCGCCAGAACTTCGCTCAGATTGTGTAACAGATGCTTTAAAAAGCACAGGTGATAAACATGCCACTGAATTAGCAAACCTGATTCAACAATTCATAGATGAGGCGAATTCTCAAAACTGATTGTTATTTCTTTCTGAAAACTTTTACTATCCAGGCATTTTTTTGCTAACCAAATGCGGGCCTCTGTGCCTGCATTGGGTTCCAGTTCATGTAAGCGTTTTGCATCTTCCAGAAGCAAGGCAATAACGTGTTTAAGTTCTGTTTCATTCATCGTCAACCTCATCGGTCGGTAGTTTGCAATCACTCGCGAAACGTTTAATGCCGCTCTTTTTGCCAGAGTGGTAATATCTTGCTCCGCTGATGCCAGTTCTTTAGAGAGGCGCTCTTTGTAGTCAGCAGCCTGCTTCATGTCATTAATGGCGCGTATCTTCCCGCACATCCATTCGTAAATTTCATCATCGGTATAGTCTGGCGCGATGATGACGGGTTCTCGTTTCTGCATACTGAATTCCTCGCGGTGCCGCTTCGCTTATCAGCCGTTAGATTTTGCCGAGCTGGAAAGCGCCTGTTTAAACTCACTGAAGCTGAGAGCTTCTTCGCCTTCGGCAAGGCCTTCGAAGTATTCTTCGTAAGCCTTTTCCATGATTGCGTCGAAATCCATATCACTCACCTGAATTTCTTTCCAGCCAGCGACGCGCGCCAGATTCGGTTTTAAACGTTTTGCTTTTGGTATACGTCATCGCGGTGAACGTACCGTCCTGGTTTGGGAACACGCCGTATACCAGAGATTCGTTGTTGCCAAGATCGATAGTATCCATGTTGACCTCATTTCCCCTTAACGCCGGGGTAGCGGAACTAAGACCTGTCGCACCGTTGTGCTTTGATGACTTAATGATACTACTTGAAGTAGATGTGTCAACACTAAAAGTAGAGTTTGTTGTGTTTTTGTCTACATAAAGTTGTTTTTTAAGGCAAAAAAAACCCGGCAATGCCGGGGGGTGTTAACAGATAAAGTCACTCAGAAGGTGGTGGGGTGCTGGCGTATTTCTCGTAGAAATCGTAAAGTTTCTTGAGTCTCATCTCAAAAGCCAGAAGCATATTCCTGGCTTCAACTGGCGGAAACTCCCGAAACGTTCGTATCAGCCGCTTTTCATCTTCACTTAACTCAGTAAATTCGCCATTGCTATTGGCACCAGATCTTTGTGTTACAAATGAATCTTCTGCTGGTTCAATTCCTTTCTCTGTTGGCTGACCGTATTCCAGCCATGCAGGTTCAACTCCCAGAAATTCTGCTATTCGTTCGAGTTTTTCGTCGCGGGGTTTAGCTGTACCTAGGGTGTAGCGTCGCGCCATTTCGTATGTGACGCCCGTAGATAAGCTTAAGTCTTTGATGGATTTGTTTTTTCTATCCATTTCTGACTTAAGTCTTGTTGCGAATGCGTGATGTTTATGTACGTTTTCTACCATATGTAGAAGATTAAAGCAGTTGCCTTGATTCGTCATTTCTATTTTGTGTAGTTGCAAATTCTACTTTATGTAGTATTATTCTCTCGTTCTTGAAATGGAGCTAACGATGAGCACTACATACAAAAACATTACAGAAAAGGCAGTTATGGCTATTGGTTCTCCCTCTGCTGTAAGTCGCATGTTTGGTTTCAAATCGCCTCAATCCATTTTTAATTGGATTATCAGGAACAGGGTTCCTAGTGAGAGGGTTATTAGGCTTTGTGAGCTTGGGGAATGGATTGTTACTCCGCATGATCTCCGGCCTGATTTGCACCCTACTCCAGTTAGTGGGATTCCAGAAGAAGTTATCAGATCCAAAAAAATAGGGTTGATTCATGAAAATCAAGCATGAACACATCCGTATGGCGATGAATGCCTGGGCGCATCCGGACGGTGAAAAAGTTCCGGCAGCTGAAATAACCCGGGCTTATTTTGAGCTGGGTATGACGTTCCCGGAGCTATATGACGACAGGCATCCGGAAGCGCTGGCTCGTAATACCCAGAAAATTTTCCGTTGGCTGGATAAAGACACCCCTGATGCGGTTAAAAAAATTCAGGCGTTGTTACCAGCGATCGAAAAAGCAATGCCACCTCTGCTGGTGGCCCGAATGCGCAGCCACAGTTCAGCCTATTTTCGGGAACTGGTGGAGACGCGGGAACGACTGGTGAGAGACGCTGATGATTTTGTCGCAGTGGCGATCGCTGGTTTCAACCAGATGAATCGTGGTGGCCCGGCGGGAAATATTGTGGTTGTGCATTGACTGACAATATTCATACCGGATCGCTTCCGGCAATTCGTGAGTAAAAAGATTCGGTATCAGAAGAGGTGAGTATGGCTAACGCCTGGCTCAGATTATGGCATGACATGCCAAACGATCCTAAGTGGCGAACAATTTCCAGGGTGTCAGGACAGCCAATCGCAACAGTGATGGCTGTGTATATCCACCTTCTGGTGAGTGCGTCACGAAATGTCACGACATGTCACGGCGTGTCACTACGTGGTCACATTGATGTCACGGCGGAAGATTTAGCAAGTGCGCTTGATGTGACGGAAGAAGTAATTGATTCAATTTTACAGGCAATGCAGGGGCGGGTACTTGATGGAGATTTGATCAGTGGATGGGAAAAACGCCAGGTACTGAAAGAGGACAATGGCAACGTTTCACAAACCGCGAAATCCCCGGCAGAGCGCAAGAGAGCGCAGCGCGAGAGGGAAAAATTACGAAAACAGAATGAGGGGGGGCGCGACGAGTCACGCATATGTCACGACATGTCACGACGAGTCACGACAGATAAAGATACAGATAAAGAATTAAACCCCACACATAACGCGCGCGTGCGCGAGAGTGCTCCGACCAGTGAGGCAAATGGCGTGCCGTTGCAAACAGCGGAACCTGATTACCTGGAAGGCCTGAGCGAACCCATCGGGAAATTTCCGATGACCGATGGCTGGCATCCGTCGCCGGATTTTCGACGACGGGCGGCTCTGTGGGGAGTGGCTCTGCCGGAGCCGGAATTTACACCAGCTGAACTTGCCGCCTTCCGGGACTACTGGGCAGCGGAGGGTAAAGTTTTCACGCAGGTTCAGTGGGAGCAGAAATTCGCCCGTCACGTAAATCACGTCAGGGCGCAGGCTAAACCAGTCAGCAAGGGGGTAAACCATGCAGCAGCACCAGGTGGCACCGCATCACGGGCAGTTCAGGAAATTCGGGCAGCACGTGAGCGGTGGGAACGTGAAAACGGATTTATCAACGACGGAAACTGCCTGGAAGCTGTGGGAACTCATGGGGGAGGTTTATTCGAACCGCTGGACCCAGAAGAACGGGGCCGCACCTTCGAAGCTCTGGATTGCACAGATTGGCGCGATGACTGAGCAGCAAATCCGGCAGGTCTGCCGCCAGTGCATGGACCGTTGCAGGGCAGGTGAAACATGGCCTCCGGACCTGGCTGAGTTTGTGGCGCTGATTTCGGAAAGCGGGGCCAATCCATTCGGTCTGACGGTGGATGCTGTGATGGAGGAGTACCGCCGCTGGCGCAACGAGTCCTGGCGATACGACGGAAGCGATAAATACCCGTGGTCTCAGCCTGTGCTGTATCACATTTGCCTCGAGATGCGTTCAAAGGGGATTGAGCGCCAGATGACCGAAGGTGAGTTAAAACGACTTGCAGAACGGCAACTGGCGAAATGGGCAAAGCATGTTGGTGACGGCTTCAGCGTTCCGGCCGTACGGCGGCAACTGGCAGCACCAAAACGCCCGTCGGGGCCAACACCAATTGAGTTGCTGAAACAGGAGTATGAACGCCGGAAAGCGGCTGGTTTTGTATGAATTGTGAAGGTGATTTTTTCAGGAGGATTTATGGCGAAACCTTTTTCTCTCGAACAGCGGGAAGAGCTGAAGGCACGAATTATCGGATTGGTACGCAAAAATGGACGCATGACGATGTCACAGCTGGAGAGAGCGACGGGAGCAGGCTGGCATTCGGTTCGACGCTGCCTTGTGGATGTGCTGGCTTGTGGCGATTTATACATGTCCGGTAAATACGGTGTTTTTGCATCAGAGCAGGCGTATCGCGTATGGCGTAAGACACCGGAGAAAAGAACCGACCTGACACTGATTCGAAAGTTACCAGACGGAGAAATACGCCGCTACGACAGGCGTCAGAACATAATCTGTAGCGAGTGCCGGAAGAGCGAAGCTATGCAGCGCGTACTGGCGTTTTATCAGGGTAATTTTCAGGAGGTGGTGCGGTGAGTGAATCAAAATGCCAGGTTAAGGGCAACAAGATAGAACCATGTGCAGCACTGGCAAAGTCCCTTGAGCATGATGCTGAATACACGATGCGAAAAGGTCTGCTGATATACAAAATCTGGAATGAGAATTTAACTCGCGCCCCTGATTTGGTGATGTTGCGTTCCGGTGAATTTTCTAAATCACCTATTCGAGTCTCATTTTGCCCGTTCTGTGGTGAAAGTCTGAAAACATGGAAAAAGGAGACAACCAGTGAGCAAGATTGACTATCAGGCACTGCGTGGGGCGGCAGAAGCAATAAAAATAGCAGCCACACCACAAAAATTGCTGGCATTTCGTATGAAAGCCACACCTCAGGTTGTGCTGGAACTGCTGGATGAACTGGAAATTAAAAGCAAACGAATTAACGAGTTAATCAAGGGGGGTGAAAACGCCAAATACGTGACAGAAATTTTCCGACTTGAGAAAGAACGCATGACGCTGGCGGCGGAGAATGCGCGGCTGAATAAATTTATCGTACAGAGTTGCTATGTGTTTAATGGCGAGCAGGATGAAATATCTGATGCGTATATCTGCGCAACAGACGGAGGTATGCCGCAAACCCAGGCTACAGATGCTTTCCTGGCTGATGTACGGGCGGTGGCGTTTAACGAGCTTCGCGCGGCGTTTGTCAGGCACGCAAAAGTTGCAGGACTGGATGATGCCGATACCGTAACGCTTAAGGAAGTGACAGAAGCATTATTGCATTGTGCGGAACAGATTCGCGCGCCTGAATAATTAAATTTAGTGTTGTAAATAAAATTTAATCCTTAACCGGAGGGATTCCTTCACCCTCAAATCATCAGGAGGCCGCCCGAAAGGGCGGTAATGAATGGTCACATTATTTAGAAAAAAATATCCGCGAAAGAGTAGAACAACAGAATTTCTGTTTCTCATTCTGTTTATCGTGTTGATGATACCGACATCCCCGCTAATTTTTGTCTGGACAATCGGGAAAATAATTGAGCCAGTTATTGAATTGTATAACGACGTGGTGTGGGCGTCGTTCAACACACTGCACAATAAAATTAATCCGTATAAGGAAAGCTGATATGGCACTGACGAAAAAACAACGTGCAGAGCTGCGCATGAAGTTCGGCGGTCGCTGTGCTTATTGCGGCTGCGAACTTGGCGAAAAGTGGCATGCAGACCATGTAAAACCGGTCATTCGTTTTGCTGGAAATATGCTTCACCAGGAGCGTGACGATATATCCAACATGGTTCCGGCATGCCACCCATGCAACCTGCACAAGCATTGCAGTAGCCTGGAAGATTATCGGCGAATTATCAGTGATGGTCGTCGTGAATTCCTTGCGTCCGGAAAAGGCAAAGCGCTGGTTCGTATGGGATTGGTTGAAATGAAATCTGATCCGGTTGTGTTCTGGTTTGAAAAATATCAAGAAGGGGCTACGGCATGACGACTTTTACCAGAGAGCAGTTAATAGCTCACGCAGAGGAGACTATTGAAGCACAGAGACTGTGCATACCGGGCACAATCGACCATGACATCATCCGCACATATAAGATGGATATTGCTGTTCTGGAAATCGCACTGGTATCGCTGGCAGCAGAGCCAGCCGGTAAATTGCATGAATACAAACCAGTGGGATATCAGCGTCTGGTCGATGAGTTAACCATGCTGGTAAAGCAGTTAACCTGGCAACTGAGGAAAGCGAAGCCAGACTGCAAATTACCGGATAAGGCGATGAGTTATCTGGAGCGGAACGGACTGATAAGCGCGGAGGATATTTTACGATGACCTGGCCTGAAGCATTCACAACGGTAGGAATTGCGATGGCGGTGGCGCTGGTGGTGTATTCGATTTGCCGCTGGGGATAAAAACGGTTTGCGGGAAAAGGAGAGTTAAGTAGAATTGCTGCGGGTGCTTGAGGCTATCTGCCTCGGGCATGAACACCAACGGCAGATAGAGAAAAGCCCCAGTTAACATTACGCGTCCGGCAAGACGCTTAACATTAATCTGAGGCATTCTGTATGCGACACATAAAGATTAGCCTCTTAACAGTAAGAAATCAACTAACAGGGGGCTGTAATGCGAAGGAGCTATGTGTTTTGTCTGGTGGTGGTTTGCATCACCATTCTGATATTTGTCTGGATGGTTCGCGGTTCGCTATGCGAGCTGCACATCAGGCAGGGAAACACAGAGCTTTCAGCGTATTTAGCCTACGAAGTTGAAAAACGTTAAGAGCTACGGCGGGGAGCAATTCCCGCCACTCTTTAAGTTGTCAGGTATCCTCAATGCACCCGCACTTAACCCGCTTTAGCGCTGATTTATGGGGACCCCTCAGCGCTTCGGCGGGTTTTTTGTTGTTTATTTTCAGTGAGCATGATGCATCTAGTTGTACTGATGTGGCTGGCTGATTCTGTTATTCAGGTGGCTTATTGCTGTTGATTGGTATGTCTTCACGGCTAGAATCGAGGCTCTTAAGTAGCGCGCAGGGAGAAGAGGGATGGCCCCCTTAAGGGGAGGTGTTTAAAGTTCACGGGATTTTGGTTATGAACGATAAGGAATTAATTGCTGCGCTTTCTGTACCTGGTAATTATGAAGTAATAGTTCTTGAGAATGGTGAATTTATCGTAATGCCATTGCCACCCGATGTTATTCTGATCACCAAAGAATCGCATGCGGATTCGGTCAGTCACTTCAGCATTAAGAAAGACTAGATTATAATGCTATAGTTAAAGCCAGCCTGAACAACTGGCGTCTGTCGCACCATTACGAGGATGGTAGTGGTGCATTACAAAAAAATTAACAATTCTGATAATTCAGCCGTCTTTGCCAGCTGGCACGGGCGGCGTTCTCACGCATTCAAATATGACTGGTATCAGCACGATCCCTGCACTGAAGAACAGGCCGAATGGCTGATCCATAACTACCGCAGACGTGGGTATGAGTTTAGGAAAGCCCTCAGCCTCGATTATCGTCACTGGATAATCTACGTCAGACTCCCTTATTCCGAACGCCCACCGCGTCCGTCCCGCACATTCCAGCAACGCATCTGGAGGTAACGTGCGGGTATTAGTGACTCCTGAAATTGCTCACCGTCTGGGGATTGTACTTTTCAGGCCCGGTCCTGATGCGATGCCTTTGTTTATGCAGGGGCGTGTGCTGGTGGAGCCTGAACCGAAAAGCATGCGCGGGCTGCCGTCCGGGGTCGTTCCTGCCGCTCGCCAGCCGCTGGCGGAAGATAAATCTCTGCTGCCATTTTTCAGCGATGAGCGGGTGATTCGTGCTGCCGGCGGCGCTGGTGCACTGTCTGACTGGCTCCTGCGTCATGTTAAATCCTGCCAGTGGCCTCATGGTGACTACCATCACAGCGAAACCGTCATACATCGTTACGGTGCTGGCGCGATGGTGTTGTGCTGGCACTGCGATAACCAGCTGCGCGACCAGACCTCCGAATCACTCGGGCAACTTGCTCACCAAAACCTGTCTGCATGGATGATTGACGTCATACGCCATGCAATGAATGGCACACAGGAGCGGGAATTATCGCTGGCTGAATTATCCTGGTGGGCGGTCTGCAATCAGGTGGCGGACGCATTACCTGAGACAGTATTGCGTCGTTCTCTGGGGTTACGTGCGGAAAAAATCCGCTCGGTGTACCGCGAAAGCGACATCATACCGGGAGAGCAGACCGCCACCAGCATACTGAAGCAGCGCACAAAAAATCTTGCGCCGTTGCCTCACGTCCACCAGCAACAGAACGCACCACAGGAAAAGACGGTGGTCAGCATTGCCGTAGATCCGGAGTCTCCGGAATCTTTCATGAAGCGACCTAAACGTCGCCGTTGGATAAATGAGAAATACACACGCTGGGTAAAGACACAGCCGTGTGCGTGTTGTGGTCAGCCAGCCGACGATCCCCATCACCTGATTGGTCACGGTCAGGGAGGGATAGGAACAAAATCCCACGATATTTTCACGCTACCGCTGTGTCGGGAGCATCACAACGAGCTTCATGCGGATCCGCTGGCGTTTGAAGAAAAATATGGTTCTCAGATTGATTTAATTTTTCGTTTTCTTGATCACGCCTTTGCAACCGGCGTGCTCGGGTAAAAGAGGTTACTGATGCGTATAGAGTTTGTTTTGCCTTACCCGCCGACGGTGAACACCTACTGGCGACGCCGTGGCAGCACATATTTTGTATCAAAATCCGGTGAGCGTTATCGCCGTGATGTGGCGCTAATTGTTCGCCAGCAGCAACTGAAATTAAATCTGTCCGGAAGGCTGGCGATAAAGATTATTGCAGAGCCACCGGATAAGCGCCGTCGTGACCTGGACAATATTCTGAAAGCACCCCTGGATGCGCTGACGCATGCGGGACTGCTTATCGATGACGAGCAGTTTGATGAAATCAATATTGTGCGCGGTCAGGTCGTTCCCGGTGGGCGGTTGGGCGTGAAAATTTACGAAATAATGCATGACGGGCAGGTCAAAAAATGAAGCTG